GAACGCATGTTCAAACGACGCTCGTAGCATAAGCTTAGGCGTGAACTTCCAATCAGGCTTCATGGCAACGTGCATCTGGCACGTCTTGCCCAAGAAGGCATTAAATCCCACGACCATCTTAAGGTCGTCTTCAACCACCCACCCCATGACCTGCAAATCCGCACTCGGCTGCACAAAGGAATAGTGATTAAGGAACTGGGTAAGGACAGTCCATTCTCTTGGGGAGTTCGGTAGAGCTATCATTACATCGGCCCTCCGCCTTCAATCCAAATATCTATATTCGTCAGGAGCGTATCCCCGCCACACATATAATCAAGCTGTGGGGTCATCGCAAACCCGACACCGGAAATACCAATCCACTTCTTAAATAGGACGAACTCCCCACCCCAACGGGCCACATCCCAAAGAGATTCGAAGTCATCCCAAAAGTAACTACGGAAGACAGGCAGCGCCGTCATAGAGGCACGCTTCGGCGGTATGTAATCCACCAGCATGGAAACCTTCAGAACGGGCGTATCCGTGGATAGGAAGCACGGCCTAATCATCATAGCGTGCTTATATAGCCCTGAGTTCCCCATCGTGTTGTAGGCAGGAAGCACTTGGCACTTAATCCCGACCCCACGATGAGTATCAAGCAGCACATTATCCAACGGGCCATTGAACGCTTTAACCACACGACCATCAACCGTGCCAGCGAATATCTGTGGTCCGATGTTCACTAGGCTCGTGTAGGTTGTATCACGGAGAAACGACCACGACTTATTCGTAGCTTTGTGGGCTAGATAATCACCACCGTTAGTCGTGGCCTGCCGCGGAACACCAATAGCCCAAAGTTCCTCCTTTGCCAGTTCAAGGACTTGCCAGCCCTGTAACTGGGAATCCGTTTGCATTAACCGACCAATGAAAGGGTCGATGATAAACGTTTCGTGCTCAGTAACTTGCTCTGCCATTGCCTTAGATGACAGAATCTTACTTACCCGTTGCAGACCGAATTGTGACAGAATAAGGACATCCCCACCGGCAGACATCGCTTGCCGACGTCCTACGGGGAGCGGCCCAACATAATAATCACCGACGATACTAAACGTGGTGAGGTCTTCGGGGTCAGCCCCTTGATAGATAGCCACATCACCCTGTGAGCTGATAGCCACTAGCTGGTCTTCCATGCCAGTGCCGCTGTCCATAGACCACGATTTCAATTGCGCTAGTTCCCCGCCATGCTCAAATTGACTACCGAAGTCAAATGCCGTAGCTTCGCCCGTAACCTGCTCCACAGGAAGATACCACGCGCGAGTGGAGTTCTTTTCTATGAACCAGATGCGCTTCTTGTAAAGCATCACGAAGCAAAACTTAGCTGGATCCACGCCAGTTATCTCGCCCACAGCAACGCCCATCGTCGGGGTAGCCCACGTCGTCCCATTGTAATAGGAATACCCACCGTTGTCGTTAGTGACAAGTAGGAACGCCCCTGCGATATTCTGCATCATCACAGAGGTCCAGTAATCACTTTAGGAATTGGAGCATTGACGGCGTGAAACACTAAAATCCTATCCCAGAGTCGGGCGTGTTATAGTAGTTATCCAGATAACGGAATCCTCCAATAGATGGGCCAGACAGGGGTAGCGTCTGCCCGAGTTCATCCCTCTGTGTAAGCTGTAGATAACGGTCGTTAAGGTCACTCTGCGCTGCCGAAGTGTCCATCTTCTTTTGCTCATACCACTTCACTTTAATGGCGAGCGTCATCATCAGCCAATCAAAGCGGGGCACATCCGCACTACGTTCCAGTATCCCCTTAGTTTTCGTAGGATCGACGCCGTCAATGACCCAGTCACTTTTACGATACTGGAAAGTCACAGTAGACGCTGGGGGTGGCGGCGACATGAACTGTATAGTGTTCTGGAAAATACGGGCAGCGGGATTCGTATAAAACGACGTGCTAAGCCAAGAAGATACACCGGCCCACTGCTGCGGGTTTAGGACGACTACAGGCCGGCGAACGGCATTGCTCCAGCCTGTGCTATCCACGATGCTGCTGAAATTTACAGGTAGATCATACTGCGTCCGCACCCCATCGCCATTGAGGACTAACACATCTTGGAGGTCCTGCCACAGGAAACTATCGGTCAGCAGGATGCCTGCAAGGTTAGCGACCGCCCCCATCAAAGTTGCAGTCTCATCCTGTGACCCGTATACATCTAGGGGAGGCTGGAGGCCCATTTGAAGACAGGCTTGCTGCACTTCAAACAGGATGGGCTGCAACTTCTGTAGTGAGGACATCTACGCCGCTTTCTTAGAACCTTCAACCAGCAGAGTAAGCCGCCGCATTTCTGCTTGAAGTTCTGCAATCTGCCCGTCACGCGCTTCCAATTCCATCTGCATTTTCAGCAATGGCACTTCGCCTTTCGCCGTTTCCACGAATGCCTTGGCTAGTGCCTTCAACCGCTGCACCCCCATGATTTGACCACTAATGGAATCCGGAAGTTCGGCCAGTTGCTCCACCGTGTAAATCTTAAAGAACTTGTATTCCTCGCATTGGGCACGACTGATTTGTGCCCAATTTTCCAGTGGTGTTCCGGCTGCGCCAGGAACAGATTCACCAGTGTTCTTCCAGCCCTGATACTGGCGAGGCCAGCGGTTCTTATCCGTATCGCGCACCACACGATCCACGATGCTATCCTTGGATACATAGATGGTGATGAACTCCTCGTCCTTGTAGATAGGACGCCCCGCCGCGTCGGTTGCGGCTTGATCCAGCACCGCGCCCATATGAAACTTCACGGGCATACGCTCGTCCCCCGCAAACGGGTTTCGCGGGTCAAAGTGGGAAATATCTGCAGTAAAAGTTTCCATCGTGTATGGTCCTTTCTATTGTTGTGGTTAAGAGGGAACAGCTGATGCCGTGTTGCTGCTGCCAAAGGCAGACTGACCAAGAACCATAGCCGCACCCGAGCGGTTAATGAATGTTCCTTCAATCGCCGCACCGATAGCAACCGCGCCTGCTGCGGTGACCATCTTCAACGGGAAGCCGGTGAAGGCTGGGCCTGCGCCAGCATCGCGAGATGCTCCGTTACCCGCGCCGAGCAACGCGACGCCTGCCGTATAAGGAACCGTTGGCGCGATACCGTTGACATTCGCATTAGAACGCCCACCGCCGATATAAATCATCCGCGAGTCATCCACGTTGCTGGCTGTATTTCCCGGAGGCGGCGGGGCAGTGAAGGTCTGCTTGTTTCCCGGAACCATGTCGTCATTAAACCCTGCCCGGAAGATAGCGTAAACGGGAGTTGACGCCACCGGCAAATCCGGTGTCAGGCCAATAACACGATTCGGGCCAATGCCGATACCTGTGGACAGCCCACCTGTGGATGGCGTCTGGTTAGCGCCGTCGGGCGTGTAAGTTGGGAAGTTCTGCCCTGCCCCGTAGCTAATCTTGCGAGTATCAAACGGGCTACCCATCGGGCCAGATAGTGGATCCATAAGGACGAACCCACCCGCTTGGTTCGGATTCGCCAGATTTTGGGCGCGGGTTGCGCCAGGAAGCGATGCAGGCATAAAGTTCTCCTAAGGGTTATCTGCGTCTTTGAAACGTTTACGTAAAGCGAGGCCTAACAGACCCTGCCTCTGCTCGTCCTCTGGCGAAGCAGGCGAAGCAGTCCGAGGATACACAGTATGGGCTGGAACTTCCTCGGGCTTGTAAGTGCGATACTTGCCCCTACGGGCGAGCGTCCCGCCCTGCACTTCGTCGTCGTAGAAATTTGTAGGCATGTTACTTGCCCTTCGGCCTTACCTGCGGGGAATAGGGAGCCTCTTGGTAAGGCGGAATAATGGGCTCATTCTTGAACTTCGGCTGTGGCTTATCCGTAGACTGCGAAGTCCCCTGCAAGCTCGGTGGCTGAACTCCGGGCTCGTTTCCACCTACTGGAATTGGACCTTCTGGAACCTGCGGCGCGTGAGGAGAACCTAAGTGGGCTTCCTGCTGGTATGCCTTCTCAGCAGCCGCTTTTTCCTCCACTATATTTTCTTCGTCTTCAGTTAAATGCTTGCTCATTTCATTCTCCTAAAAAGGCGGGGCCGAAGCCCCGCCGAAGACCACACACGATGCTCGGTTACGGGGTGATCAGGCGACCTTGATACTGCCGCCCAGAGGAGGTGAGATTACCTGCCCACCCGATGATTTGCACTTCGGCGTCTTGGTTGATCGCATAACGCTTATTGGGCGAAAGCGGAACCATGTTACGGGCGCTATGCGGACGCCAGAACAAGAACTTCGTATTAAGGAAGTAGGCCGTCTTCGCAGTCGCGAACCCACCGATGCCCCCGTCCAACAGGACACTCGCGTCCATGTAGTCGATCGTGGGGAAGCCCAGCTTGGCTTTCTCGGGGTTCGTGAAACGTTGCTGCGCTTGCAGGGAGGCCATGTAGATTCCCCAGAAGATGGAATCCATTATGATGAGGTCCGGCCTATCCATACCACGGACTAAGCTGGCCCACATCGTATTCATGGCACCCTGCACGGTGAGGTTCGTCAGGGCAGCACCGGCAGTCGTGGACTTGTTAGCCCAGAACGGCCATGTGTTTGTCACGATGCCGCCGTAGGTCGTGCCTGCGGGGGTTGCAGGAACGGCTGCGTCCAATCCCGTGACTTGCTTACCGCCGTTCGCCGTGCCGTCCGAATAGACGCCACCAGCGAGCAGGTTAGCCATCGTGCTTTCTGCAACAGTCAGGCGACCTTCGAGCAGGTCAATCATCTGCTCTTTACTGGCGTTCTGCAGTTGCTCCAGACCAGAAATAACGACGGGGCAGGCCGCTTGCTTGATGTCGAACTGCGCCGCGGAAATGACATCCTGGGCGGCAACTGGGAGGAGGTCATACCCAGAATACCATCCCGCGTTGCCGTTCTCTGCGAAGGACAATTCTTGGAAGATTACGGTTCCGCCGGATATAGTTTTTACGTTGCCGCGATTGTCAAGCCACGTCAGCAGACCGTTGTTTTTCGTTACGTTGTCAGATATCTTTTTGCTACGATTCTCGATCGTAGTAGCGACGATGTCGCTAACATTTGGGAAGGCCATGTTAATCCTCTTTAAGTTGAATGAAAATACACATTACTTCATTTCAACTTGGTGAGGAAGTCCGCCCAAGTCACTCACTATTTGCTTCTATTGCCGCTTCCAAATCGGCCCGTAGGCTGTCCCCGCGCTGCACGCCAGTAGCTAGATCCGTTGCAGGTGCGCCCGTGACGCTGACTGCTCTTCTCTTCGCTTTAGCTGCGGCTTCGTTTCTCGACGAAGCCTTTTCGCGGAGTTGCCTATCGGTGATCACGTCGGCAATCTCACTGTGCATAAGCGTAGCACGTTTATACGCATCTTGCAAGCTCAAAGTTTTGTGCTGTTTTGTCGCGACATCTAACAGGTCCGCCATAGTGTCCTTGACATCATCAAAGAACTCATTGGCTGGATCACTAGCGAAGTTGGCTATATCGTCATCCACCTCCCGCGTCAGGGCTTCCTGCCGTTGGTTGGCATAGGGGGCTAATGCCGCATCCACCTGTTGCCGGACTAACGAGGCGATGTCTGGACCGCCGCCAGCGTATTGGGACCGCTGGGGTGGGGCTGCCCCATTGCCGCCATTGCCCATAGTCTGGGAAAGGTGCTCATCCAGCATCTGCAAGTCGATACCGAAATTCCGTATCATAGCAGCGACTGTCCGGACCTTTTGGTCGGGGGAGCCGTTATAGAGAGTCGCAGCAGTCTGGAATAGGTCACGGGTCATCTTCATGCCGTCCCCGCCCTCTGCATTGATGATTCCTTGATGCTGGTTCATAATGCCGCCATACACGTCCCGGAATTTCTTTATTTCCGCAACCTCGTTGAACCCGTTGGCGATATCCCGCTCCCGCTTCAATACCTCTCGCTGGATCTCCGTAGGCAAGGCTGCCCACTTCTCGCGGGCCACAGGCGTCCACGATCCAGGAGCCCGCGACTTGGGCATCTTGATATCGATATCATCCTTCTCAGCCTTCTCGCGAGCTACAACTTTACCGGAAACATCCTTCGCAGATAGAGGTTTTTCATCCTGCTTAGACTGCGACTTATCCTCGCCTTTGTCCTCACCGGCGGCACCTTTATCCTCTGGGCCGACTTCACCGTCAACACCCTCCGGCTCGTTCTCCTGAGCTTTCTCTGCTTCGTCAAATGCTGCCGATAATGCACCATGGATGCTTTCATCCGCCACATCACTAATCTTACCTTGCCCATCATCTTCTGGCACCATATGTTATCTCCTTCTTCTTTGAGTTTGCTCGTATGCCCTGACGAGGTCGTGCACCCTCGTAGGATCCTTGTTTGCCTGCCTCTGCTTTTCTGCAGCCTTCCATTCGTTGGTATAATCCCCAGCCAAGGCGAGATTATTTTGCTTCATGTATTCCCGATGCTTCGTTCGCGTCGATATATCAATGCCCTTAGTATCCGTGAGGCCCTCGTAGTTCTTGTCCCCGTGGATAAATACTTCCTGCTTCGGTTCGGTGTGGTAATCCAATGGTATTTCGACGAGCACACCATTCCGATGAACATAACGCCGTCTAGTCATTTCTTACTCCCTCCTGTCGCTTTAACTGCTGCTCTGGACTTAGCCGTAATAGCCGCGATCTGAGCAGCGGTTTTCGCGCGGCTTGCCCTGATTTGCTCCTGCGTTTTCGCGTGCCCTGTAGTAACCGCGACTTCCGCCTGAACTTGCACCGCAGAAATCTCCGCCATCGTCTGGATATTGTCTTTACGAAGTTCAGAGTCAGTTCTCTGTGCGCTCTCAGCCATTTCCTGCTGCTTCCGTTGCAACTCTGCAGCCGTCTTTTGATTGATGGCCTGCACCTTAGCACTGGACTCCTGCCCGACGGCCTGTGCTTCCGCTTGCGCCTTAATCATCTTGGGGTCAGGTGCTGGGGGCTTCGGCTGTTTCAGCGATTCCTTCATTTGCGCTATCGCCTTATCGAAGATTCCTTCGATGGTCTGCGCGCTGCGGAAGCTGGCAACGCCCCATTGCAGCATCTGCATGAGGAATGGGCCGGCTCCAGGTTCCATTTCGATGAGCGGCATGACTTGCGATATGAACTGACCGGCAGCGGTGATAAACTCCGTCCGGCCTGCGCGCTCCGCGTTGTAGTCCGGGATAGCCAAGGTGTCCGCGAACACCTGCACCCTGTAGCAGGCCGCCCATTCGTCTTTGAGTAATTGCGCGGCCTGCACTGCTAAATCCGCGTCGGGGGTCAGCTCGATGTTGCTATTCCGAACGATAGTTTCCAGCTGGAAGTGTTTGCTAATGATATCAGCTTTAATCCGTAATGCCCCTTGGATGAATTCCGCGACCTCTCCTTGGACATACTGTAAACGCACGGAGGAATATTGACTCTTCAATTCCTGCGCCCCAAGGGTTTCCCGTGGGGCCGTGGTTCCACGCATGATATCGCTTATCCCTGTCAATTCGTAGAGTTCATTTTTAGCTTCCGTTTTCAATTCGCGCAGTTTGTCGAGCGCGCTTACGATCATTTCCAGCGGGAACCAGTCCACGACTCCTTTCATACCGCCCTTTTCAGCAAACATGGCCCAATTGTCCACCGCGATCATCTTGTTAGTGCCATTTCCGGGCAGGAGCTGACCAAGTTCCTTATTTGCCTTATCGTAGACGCCGCTGGCTTGAATCGCGTCTTCAAGCAGTCCGATCCGCACCGTCAAGTTATCTAACCGCCGGTATTGGGACTGCACCATGAGATAATCGGCCTTCGGTATAAGGCTGGATGTGGTGTGCGTCCCGAGGAGTGGACGGGGGCACGGGAAAAACCCCTCCAGCTCTAAAGGGTCGCCGGAGGAGTCTAGCTCGTAGTCGCAGGACTTGGAAATCCAGTGCACGGTCTTCGTAGGGCGGTGCCAGATCTCAAACACCTCTGTCTTATCTATCCCCATCGTTTCCGGAGTCACCCGCTCCCCCGTATTCTTCGCAGGCTCCTTTTTAGTCCACGAAACGAGATTAATGTGCTTTTCGCTGAATCTCTTCCGAAATTCACGCTTCGTAAGCCATACGCGCCGCGCTACCCACCGGACTTCAGTCCATATACGGGCGGGGGACCATAGAAAGTCACTCCAGTAGACATAATCCGTCGCCACGGCTTCGTTTTTGATCGTGGAGACCGTCAAAGCCTCCTTAATGACTTTCTTGGTCTTTTTGTCGGTTACCTCCGGTTCCAACTCGCTTTCCTCGATATCCGGCACGTAGCGCAGCCATACTTGTCCCAATCCCGGCAGTAAACGGTCTTCCGTGGTCTGCCGGAAGGCTGTATTTACGTCCGAATCAGGTTTTTCGAACCCCTGCGTCAGCAAACGCTGCATCATTATCGCCGCGACACGGGCCTCGTCATCCATGTAGTCGTCGTATTCGCGTTTTACGAGCGGTTTCGGAGGATTTGCATAGAGCGATGCTTTGAGCACCCCTGTATTCGCCCAAAACAGGTTAAATCGGTCCGCGGAAGCCGCGTTTAACGAGCTGCCGTCGGTATCGTCCAAGAAACGCTTGATGACTTTACGTCCTCTTTCCCAAAATTTCCGTAATTCCTTCTCCGCTATAGCAAGTTCCGCGCGCCACGCAACGGCGGTCTTCTTTTCGTCCTTACTTGATTCCATCTCTTCTGCCATGATTGGCCTCCGTGTATAGATCATCTAAGCTAAAAGGATAATGCACCAGTTGCTTCGGAATGAGGAGACCCGTTTCCGGAGAAATTTCGTAATTAGGATTGATAGTGGCGTGCCGTGGCTGCTCTTTCTGCGCCACGACGCCAAAGTAGCGGAAACTGTCGGCGTAGTGGGAGCTCCAATCATGAATCGGCTGGTTTTTGAATGATTTTGTATCTTCATCCCACTCCCGCCGGTAGGTTTTAAGAGCTTCGACCAGCTCCGCGCAGGGGCCGGATACAGC